TCGGTTTCCGTCCAGCTTTTTTTGCATAAAGTTTACTGTGTTCTGATGGCTGCGCGATAGCGCGGCTTAACTAAATAAGAGGTTTAAATTGTCAGCGTTGATAATCGAAGAAAGGTGCAGGGAAATGATATTGTTTGGATACCAGTCGATAAAGCAGTTTCCAAAGCATGAAACGCATGTTCTTGGCGCCGAAATTAGACAGTCAATGCTGCAAATGCAGCGTTTAATTATTACTGCAATGAAGCGGTACCACAAAAAGACCACGCTAACTGATCTTGATATTGAGTTGGCGATCCTAAAGCGCAGGGTTCGGTTAGCAAAAGATTTACGGTATGTTGATATAAAGCGCTATCAACTATGGATAGTTCAGATTGTTGAAATAGGGAAGCTACTTGGAGGATGGATAAAGTCTCTGGGTCCACAAAAGAACCAACAGGTTAGTGCATTATGAATACATTGGAACCGATCCGTGGTGGCAACTGGAACAACGGCGCTAACGCCGGGCTTGCAGCGCTCAACCTCAACAACGCGCGTTCGAACTCGAACAGCAACATCGGTTTCCGTCCAGCTCTTGATTACGCCAGAAGCTACTGTCTTACGGGGCAATGCCAGTGCAACAATGAAAAGGATGCACCAACCTCGGCCATTGCCGAAACAGGGGTTAAGCCAATCGACGCGTCGAAAGGCTGCTTGTTTGAACAAATATACGACTTTGAAAACTTATTAGCCGCGGCATACCAGTGCAGAAGTGGTAAAACAAAAGCAAATAGCACACTAAAATTCTTTAATGAGCTGGAAGAAAATATCATTCAAATACAAAATGAGCTGATGTGGGATATGTATAATTCTGCACCATATCATCATTTTTACGTATTTGAGCCAAAGCGGCGATTAATATCAGCGCCGCACTTTAAAGATAGAGTTGTGCATCGCGCCATTTATAATGTCATAGAGCCGCTTTTTGATCGTCAGTATATTCACGACTCTTATGCGTGCAGGCGTGATAAAGGTACACACAAAGGCGCTGACAGGGCGCAAGCTTTCATCAAGCGCGTGGAGCAAAAACATGGCAAGGCTTACGCGCTTAAAGCTGACATTAGCCGTTACTTTTCTAGCATCGACCACCATATTCTTAAGTCACTGCTTGATAGAAAAATACAATGTGATCGCACCAAGGCATTACTATTTTACATTATCGATAATAGTCCTAGTGATGCGCTCGGCGTAGGCATACCTCTAGGGAACCTAACTAGCCAGATATTTGCCAATATCTATCTCAATGAGCTTGATAGGTTTGCTAAACACACCTTAAATGTTAAAAACTACGTGCGATATATGGATGACTTTATCATCATCTATCAAGACAAGCGCCAGGTGCATGAGTGGCGAAAGCAGATTGAGCAATTCTTGAATTTTAACCTTAGGTTAAAAACTAATAGCAAGACGCAAGTATTCCCAATATCAACAGCTAATGGGCGCAGCTTAGATTTTTTAGGATATCGAATTTACTCTGGGCACCGGCTCCTAAGAAAAAGCAGCGTTAAGCGCATTAAGACAAAGCTAAAGAAGTTTCACACTGATTATTACAATGGTGAAACTAACATATCAGAGATAAATCAGTCGATTCAATCGTGGATTGGACATGCAAAGCACGCTAACACATTCAAATTGAGAAGCACATTATTTAATCAGGCCTTTAAGAGGAGCACAGATGTTTAATTATATATTTGAATCTAAAACCTATGAAGATGCATCAGAAGAGTTTATGCAATCGCTTGGGATGAATGCAGAGCAAATCGATTCAGTGCTCAATCAGCAGAAATACGAACTTAATGACGGCGCTATAAAAAGTCGTGAAAGTGCATACAAAAAAGAATCAGATCCATTATTCCTTGAGTGGCAATATGACAAAACTCCAGAAAGCGAAATGGTGTGGCGTGATAAAGTGTTAGAAATAAAGGCTCGCCACCCTATCAATGGGGCTAAAAATGCTTAGCGCTGACATTCAAAAATTAGAACCTGGTAGTGAAGTTGTTCTTTATGATATAGACGGCACCGCTTTTGGTGCTGATATTCTTCGATTTCATTCACACACTATTCCATATACCCAGGCTGAGATATCACAACCAGACTTACCCGCACGGATAATTTGGTGGCAAGGTGAAGAGTATAGTGCCTGGCCTACACAGCTAGAAGGGCTAGAAGTTAATTCAGATGGCTCACCAAGTACTCCAATGCTGACGGTAGCTAACGTAGACGGAAGTATTAGTGCCATGTGCTTGTATTTTCAAAATATGGAGCAAGCCAAGGTGACTATTCACAGAACTCTGTCAAAGTATCTTGATGAGGCCAATTTTCAAATGGGTAACGTGGACGCGGATCCAACTCAAGAAGCGATAGAAATTTGGTACATTGATAAAAAAGTAAACGAAGATAACGAAACCGTATCGTTTGAATTATCAAATCCAGCAGACCTTTCAGGGTACAAAATTGGGCGGCAAATGACCGCTTATTGTTTCTGGTGCCAAAGAGGTGAATATCGTGGTGCCGATTGTAGTTATACCGGTTCAGCTATGTTTACCGACGAAGATTTGCCAACTGATAATCCTGCTCTAGATCAGTGTTCTGGCACCATCGCCGGTTGCACTAAACGCTTTGGCGAAAACGAAGAACTACCTCACGGCGGTTTCCCAAGTGTTCGCCTTATCCGTTAAACATAAGTTCCAACCATTATCCTGACGCAAAAATGGTTTATCAAAGTAGGTTATTATGCAACCAATACTGTTACATGCATTCAAGCAGCATACAATCAACTGCTATCCAAACGAGGCGTGTGGATTAATCATCAGCATAAGCAATAAAGCTCACTACATGCCATGCAATAATGTGGCAGTAAACAAAGTCGATGAGTTTGAAATATCCGCTCGAGAGTATGCTGCAGCGGAAGACCGCGGCGATATCATTGGTATTTGTCATAGCCATCCAGATGCAACCAGTAAACCTAGCCAACGCGATATAGCCATGTGTGAAGCGAGCTTACTTCCTTGGCATATATTGAGTTGGCCGGAAGGTGATTTGCGTTCAATGGTACCAACCGGTGAAGCTGCGCCGTTAGTTGGTCGGCCTTTTGTGCACGGAGTATGGGATTGCTACAGCTGCGTTCGAGACTGGTATAAAGAAACCAAACTTATCATATTGCCAAACTTTGAACGTAAAGACGGATGGTGGGAGGGTGAGGAAGAACTTTATTTGGATAATTTTGCCAAAGCTGGATTTGCTGAGGTTAATGACCCATTGCAAGTCGGGGATGTATTTTTAATGCAAATACAAAGTAAGCGTGTGAACCATGCCGCGGTGTATGTGGGTGATGGAAAGATTTTACACCATTTATACGGTCGCTTAAGTCGTCATGATGTTTACGGTGGTTACTGGCAACGTAATACCAGAATGATTGTAAGGCATGTAGGCGATAAAGATTAAATTCTTTACAGCCTATTAGGTCGTTGGCATAGTGGTAAAGTACAGTACTTTATCAATTGAATTATTCAACGGCCGTAAAATTGCGCTCGTTAAAATGGATTAAATAATGAAAAAACTAAATTTATGGTTGTCTGCTATTTTTATTATTTCAATGGCAGGTTGTGCATCAGCGCCAGTAAAGTTAAACACTAAATTTGATGCTGATGAGGCTAAAAAATTAATGGAAAAAGGTAATAATGCTATTGAAGGAAATGCATTTCTTCGGCAGCGTGGTGGCGGCATAGTCACTTGCTCAGGCATGACAGTGCAACTCGTTCCGGCAACAGCCTATGCCACCGAACGCGCACTCGCATACTTTGGCACTACAGAGCGTGGATTTGCTCCTGATGAAGGTATATTCAATAAGAAAATGCCTCCACGCCCAGTAGATTATGATAAATACTCAAAAACAGCGGTTTGTGACTCTGAAGGTAGATTTAAGTTTAAAGATCTTGCTGATGGCACTTACTACGTAACAACGGCAATCACATGGATGGCCGGTGATTACAGTAGGCAAGGTGGTTTATTATTAAAAAAGGTTTACCTGCAAGACGATGAAACCTCTGAAGTAATAATGTCACAATAGTTGAATAATAGGCCACCGAAAGGTGGCTTTTTTGTTAATACGATATGGTAATCACCCCATTAACTAATTCAATAATGTAACCAGCATCATCAAAAGTCTTTTCAACCAATTTTAAAGCACTAAATATCTCAGCATCTGTCACTGGCATTGAGCAGGTTAACTTTTTTGTATCAAGTTCAATTTTTCGTTTACCAACCACGACAGCGCCATTGATAAGTTCGTTAATCTCATCGACAAAAATTGATGCTAAAGCAATGCCAGAATCAGCATTGTTTCTGGCTATTTTCCCTGCGATTGATGCTGGCAGCGTGGGCGTTAAAAGGGTTTCAATTCCTTCTCCGTGCAGCATGCTTGCTGCCGATGAATTTTGGTCAGCAATAAAGCTCACCTCTAATCGATGCACTATGTCGGCATTCATCGACCTACCGTTCATTTTAGCTGACTGTTCTATTTGCTCTTTAAGCTCAGGTGCAACTCTTAATCTTAATTGTGGATGTTCACGCATATTCACCTCTTTTTTATATTATGGCGCACGGTGGGGTTGACTTCAATGCCCCACCGTGCGCATACTTAGCATGTCGCACCGTGCGCCATTCGCTTTGGAGGAATATATGAAAGTACGTGATTACCCGCAGATTAAATTTAGGCTTAGCCCAGAATTAAAATTGTTGTTATTGAAAGCCGCAGATTTAAGTAACAGAACAATGAACAGTGAAGTTTGTCACCAGCTAGAAAAAGCATACGGGTTAAAAGGGAAAAATCAGGAGGCAGCATGAACTTAATAACCGGTAACCAATTGACCATGACCAGTGGAGAGATTTCCAACCTAGTTGGATCTCGTCATGACAAAGTAAAGCAGTCTATCGAACGCTTGGCAAAAAATGGGGCAATTCAACTTCCCCCAATGGGGGTTTTCGAGAACATCAACAGCTTAAGCAAAAATTCGAAGTCAAAACACTATGTATTCTCCGGCGAGAAAGGCAAGCGCGATAGCATCATCGTTGTTGCTCAGCTTTCACCTGAGTTTACCGCGAGGCTGGTGGATCGCTGGCAAGAGTTGGAAGCAAAGCAGTCTAAGCCTTACTCGCAGATTCCGCATTCATTTGCAGAAGCACTGCAACTCGCCGCTAACCAAGCTAAGTTACTTGAGCAACAAGCGCCTAAAGTGGAGTTTTTCGATCGGCTGGTGGTGCGTGACACGTTAATGAACGCAAGCCAAGTGGCTCAAAAGCATAACTTGTCAGCCGTCCGCCTAAATAAGTTTTTGGATGAGCATGACGTTTATAGCCACGCCATTAAACGCGGCAGAGTGTTTCAACAGTGGTTTATTGATAAAGGCTTTGGAAAGCTACGCCAAACAGACCAAGGTTATTCGCAGGCCATGTTTACCCCAGTGGGTGAGGCGTGGATTTGTGAGAAGTTAGTGAGTGAAGGGGTAGCCGCATGACCGTCATAAAGAATGAAGCCCCAACTGCTAGAACAGTTGAGGCCTCTTTAACAGCGTCCGTACCAAGCAAGGAATCGAACATGAATTACGTTAACACAATTCAATCATTAAATCATCTAGTGTTAGCCCAAGATGGCGCATTAATAACTACGTCAATTAATGTGGCAGAGGCTTTTGGGAAGTTGCACAAAAACGTAGTTCGTAAGCTTGAAATGATAGAATGTTCACAAGAATTCACTGAGCTCAATTTTGAGCTCAGTGAATATAAAGACGCTAAAGTTGCATTAATTGAATTTTCACCAGCTAACTTAATGTCGCATGTTCAAAACGTGAATATTGGTAATGTAGGTGCGCTATCATGAGCATAAAAGTCAATCAAAATCACCCCGGTCAGCTCGTGTTTATTAATGGCAAACAAACGACTACCAATTCGCAAATTGTAGCTGACTACTTTAGTAAACGTCACTCACATGTTTTGCGAAAAATAGCAGAGCTTATTGAAGATTGTCCTGCTGATTTTACGTCAGCCCACTTTTGGGCTCACGCAGTAAATATGCAGGCTGGAGCCGTGAAGCGCGATTCTAAAGTTTACGAAATGACCAAAGATGGCTTTATGTTCCTAGTGATGGGTTTTACGGGTAAGAAGGCTGCTGAATTAAAAATTGACTTCATCAATGCCTTTAATTGGATGGCAAAGCAACTCAGTGGCACCGTTTACAAAAAGACCACCACCGATGAACGCACACCGCTACGTAATGCCGTTAACTTGTTGGTGTCAAAAAAAGGCCTGATGTATCCAGATGCTTACAGCATGATCCACCAAAGATTTAATATTGATCATCTTGATCAGTTAGATAAAGCGCAATTAACTCAAGCAGTAGAATATGTACATAAGTTAGCTTTGGATGGCGAGTATTTGCCTGCTGCTAAGGTTGAAGTGTTATTGCCACAACAGCTTAACCAATATGAAATCCATAACATTAAAGCGCTGTGTACCCATATGGAATATCTAAAAAAGTATTTTGATCAATATAAGTTGTACGAGGTTTTTACCTTACTTAACTCGCCAGCAGGCACCAAAATGATAGACCATATACGTGACGGTTTTTCATTTTCAGTGAATGTACGTCGCAATATGACAGAGATTGAAGCGAAAAGTCCGTTAAAACCACTTTCGATATAATCGTTATTCCTTAACGTTGCAATAATATAGAACATCAATACGAGCCATAAGCCACCGAAAGGTGGCTTTTTATCTAAAATCCGAGAGTAATTATGAGCACTAAATTCACTACGATTAAATTATCTGGCTCGTTGGCCAAGAAGTTTGGCCGCGAGCATCAGCGTTTACTGGAAACGGGTACTACATCAGAAGCATTTAGTGCCATAAAAAATACGCTTCAAGGATTTGAGTCGTTTATCAAAGAGCAAGCAAAGTTAGGTTTGCGTTATGCGATATTTCGAAATGGTAAAAACACTGGCCAAGATGAATTTGATTTAAGCGGCACAAATGAAATCCGTATTGTGCCTGTCGTTGGTGGCAGTAAGCGTGGAGGCGTTCTACAAACAATATTAGGTGCAGTGCTTATTGTTGCATCATTTATCCCTGGTTTTCAGGCTCTAATGGCACCTGGCATAGCAATGGTTGCCGGCGGCGTGGTGCAAATGCTCAGTCCTCAGGCTAAAGGATTGAAAGGGCGAGAGGCTAGTGACAATGCTCCTAGTTATGCCTTTGGTGGTGCCGTTAATACTACCGCAGCGGGTAACCCTGTTGGTATTGGTTATGGCAAGCGTCGGATTGGTGGCGCCATTATTAGCGCTGGTATTTATGCTGAAGACATCGCAGTTTCAAAGCGCCCAGTGCAAACCAGTGGTAGCAGTGGCGGAAGTAACGGACAACAGGAGCCGTAAATAATATGGGCATAATAGCAATAACAGAGCGTCCATTGACTATTCATGGCGCAAAAGGCGGCGATTCACAAGCGCAAACCCCTGTCGAGTCACCAGATGATTTACGCTCAATAGCCAAAGCCAAAATATTATTAGCAATAGGTGAAGGTGAGTTTGACGGACAGTTGTCTGGTCAAAATGTGTTTCTTGATGGTACGCCATTACTCGACGCTAACGATGCAGAGAACTTTCCTGGGGTTATTTGGGATTTCCGCCCAGGCACTGCGCATCAAACTTATATCCCAGGCCTTCCATCCGTTGAAAATGAAGTTGCCCTAGGTATTGAGTTAAAATCAGAACAAGCATATACCCGCGCCATAACTAACTCGTTACTCTCCGCCGTACGAGTGCGCTTCCGTTGGCCAGCGTTACAACAACAACTTGATAATGGTGATGTTACCGGGTATCGCATTACTTATGCTATTGATATTTCGACCGATGGCGGCAGCTATCAAACAGTGCTAAATACTGCTGTTGATGGAAAAACGACACAAGCTTATGAGCGAAGTCATCGCATTGACCTGCCTGTGGGTAATAGTTGGCAGATCCGCCTACGCCGATTAACAGCCAATCAAAATAATAATCGCGTAGCCGATACCATGCAAATTTCTGCAATAACCGATGTTATAGATCGCAAGCTTAAGTACCCCAATACAGCTTTGCTCTATGTTGAGTTCGACGCCAGCCAATTCCAGAACATTCCAGTGGTGTCGTGCGAGCCGAATATGCGCAAAGTAAAGGTTCCAGCAAATTACGATCCTTTAACACGAGTTTACTCTGGTGTGTGGGATGGTTCATTTAAGATTGCTTGGTCTGATAATCCAGCTTGGGTAAGCTATGACATTATTCTCGACGATCGTTTTGGTACAGGCCGAAGAATTAGTGCTGCTCTGGTAGACAAGTGGGAATTATACAATATAGCTCAATACTGTGATCAGTTAGTGCCAAACGGAAAAGGCGGCACAGAGCCTCGCTATATCTGTAATATATATATTCAACAAGCGACAGAGGCATGGCAGGTATTACGTGATTTAGCATCGATTTACCGCGGGATGACCTATTGGTCCAATGGGCAAATGTATTCTGTTGCAGATATGCCGCGTGATATGGATTTTACCTACAATAATACCAATGTTATCGATGGTAAATTTAGTTATTCATCAAGCAGTGAAAAAGTAAAATATACTCGTGCATTAATTAGTTGGGATAACCCTGATAATGCCTTCGAATCTGATGCCACCTCAGTATCAGATCAAGCGCTGCAACGCCGCTATGGTGATAACGTTGTTGAATTATCAGCATTAGGTTGCACCCGTGAATCAGAGGCGCAACGCCGCGGTAAATGGGCTATTTATACTAATAACAATGACCGGGCAGTCAACTTTAAAGTAGGAATGGACGGCAATATTCCGTTGCCTGGTTTTGTAATCGGGGTTGCCGATCAGCTTATTGCTGGAAGCCGTATTGGCGGACGAATTTCGGCTGTAAGTGGAAAAGTGATTACGTTAGACCGTGCTGCAAATATCGCTGTTAACGATAGGCTTATTATTAACCTGCCAATGGGTAAAGCCCAGGCTAGAACGATTGAATCGGTTAATGGGCGCATCGTAACAGTCTCTACTGAATACAGTGAAACGCCATTGCCTCAACTTTTGTGGTCTGTTGAGTCTGACGACCTAAAACTACAACAATTTAGAGTGCTGCGCGTCGCCAAAGCTAACAGTGATAGCATTGAATATGAAATCACAGCTGTAGAGCATAACCCAAGTAAATATCCTTATATCGATACAGGCGCGAGACTAGAAGAGCGCCCTATAAGCAAGCTGCCGATCGGAGCCCAAGAAGCGCCAGCTACTGTCAGCATTTCACAGTCAGCATTCACCGAGCAAACACTCTCTGTTACCACTATGACTATTCAGTGGACGACCGCAAAAAATGCGGTTGCTTATGAAGTGGAATGGCGAAAAGACTCTGGCGAGTGGATAAAACTGCCAAAAACTAGCAGTACATCAGTTGATATCCGTGGCGTTTACACCGGGCAATATATTGCTCGAGTCCGTGCGATTAACTCGATTGATGTTTCGTCGGTACCGAAGTCATCCACGATGACCAATATCACGGGTAAAACGGGCTCGCCACCTGCAGTCGCATCATTTACCGCCGCACCATTAGTATTTGGCATTGCGCTTAATTGGTTATTCCCTGCAGGTGCCGAGGATACTTTGCGTACTGAGCTCGAGTATGGCCCAAACAGTAACGATAGCGGCATGATCAAGTTGGGTGATTTTGCTTATCCAATGGCTACCCATGCAATGACAGGCTTAAGTGCCGGTACCGGCTTTTGGTTCAGGGCTCGCTTGGTTGATCGCTCTGGTAATGTAGGTCCATGGTCAAATTTTGTCAGCGGTAAATCATCAACGGATCAAACAGAATATGATGAGTATTTCAGCGAGCGAATCACATCTTCAGCGCTAGGACAAGAGTTGCTCGGCGAGATAGAACTGATACCGCTAATTAAAATTGAAACCGACAAAATCCCGAGCATTGATAATCAACTTAATAATGTTGTTATTCCACAAATAGAACAAATTCAATTTGAAGCCAATAAAATACCAAGTATTGAACAAACGATTAGCCAAACAAAAACAGAAATTGATCAAATACAGTCTGAAATTGCTGACATTTCTGGGGCACCAGATTGGGATAGTAATTCTGCCTATCTAACCGGGCAATTAGTTAAGCACCAAGGGATACTTTATTCAGCAAAACAAGCCGTTCCAGCAGGAACCTTGCCAACAAATGCATCTTATTGGGAAAAAATAGGTGAGTATTCATCTTTAGGTGAAGCTGTATCGGCATTGGTAGTTCGCGTTGATACTGTTGAAACCTCCATTGATACCATTGATGATCAGTTAGTATCTCAGGCATCACGCATTGACGGTATATTTGCACAGGTAAATCCGCCGCTTGCTGGTGATGCTAGTTGGAATGCTGGGACGACGATAGTGCTTGCAGGTGTATGGTCAGAACAATATGCTAGAGCGTCAT